CCTAACTCCACACACTTACCAATATCTGTGCGCTCAATAGACTTCACAATCATCTATCCCTCCCCAGGAAGATTACTTGAATTTCTTCTGGAAGAAGGCCTCTACCCTCTTAACCAGAGCAGGATCGCGCTCACTTGGCGACCAGTAGCGGCGATCATTCATCAGCTTCATAACATCGGCCTCGTCATCTACCGGGCTACGATCATCAACCACCTGGCCGCCCTCGCCACGCATCATACCCATAATGCGCTCCATGACCTTCACCCCAGCCGCAGTGGTGCAAAGGCGTTCGATCTGGCCAATCTCATCAGCCGCAAAGTTCTTGCCGACCCACAAGCCCACAGCCTCAGTCCGAGCCTTAGCGTTATCCCCAAGGGCCTTTATCTCCTCCTCAGGATTAGGCATCCCGAAAGATTGAGATTGGATGTAAGTCTCAATCCCAGTCTTGAAGGTATTTTGATCAAAGCCATTCTCGAAAGAGAAGTCAGCCCACCACTTCACGAGCGGGTGATTTGCCATCTGAGAAAGGTCAGCACCCTCAATCTCCGGCAACTCATACTTATCAGACGCCTCAGGGCGATTGGCCACAGCTTCATTGGCCAACTCCTCCACAAGACGAGCCTTTAAGTCATCTTCCTTGGAGCGGAACTTTGTCTCAAGCTCCCCATAGCTCTTAGCCAAAAGCTCAAAAGCAGGCTTGCCCTCAACGAAGAACTTCTCCGGCAACCACTCTGGCCGCGAAGAAGCCTCCTGCTGCGAGGTAGATTGCTCCTGCCCCTGCTGCTGCGTCTGCTGCTCCTCGCCCTGAGAAGCCTGCCCACTAATCAAACTATCACCCATTTTTACCTCTCCCCACACGTTGCTCAATAATGCCAACCAAGAACCTCATGCCCTCACGGTGCATAAGCTCATCAGGCGTTACACCGGGTCCGGCTACCGCCTCAATGGTTACTGACCGAAGATACCTCAATACCTCTCTCCCGTCCTCACGGGAAAACACCGAAGCGAATAAGGCATTAAGAGTAGCTTCTTTCTCCAGGTCCCTGACTATACCATCAGGGCCCAATACCCCCTGGACCCGCTTGCGGGCCAGCTTGTTGCTGTCCATTCATCATCCCCGTTGTTTGCGTAATCTTAGCGACCAGATCGGCTCGCTCCTGATCAGACCTCAGTAACCTTTCCGGCACACCAAACTTATCGGAAAGATATTTAGCGGCCTCCTCGCTTTTCACAAGAAGATTTACCAACTGAGGTCCAAACCTACCACCAACCAATTCCATGAAGCGATCAAACGCCACAATATCCTGCTGCGCCTGGGCCTGGGCAAGCGGGCTCGTAGAACGCACCTTCACCTCACGGCCATTCACAGTCGGCAGGCTAATACGACCCTGACGCTTCAAGATATACACAACCCGGCGCAATACCGGGTTCACCATCTCAGCCTGCAAGCGGCCAAAGGCAGAACCAATCTGCCGAGACAAGTCAGCCATGCGCTGAGAAACCTCAGTCGCACTCATCGGCGTCTTATCAGGATTGCCCAACATATCGTTGTAGAGCGCCTTGCGAATATTCATCCGCATCTCACTCAACACCAACTGGGCCACATCAAAGTTACCCGCCGCACCAATAGCCTTCAATCCATTAGACCCAGGAGCCACAGGAACAATAGTACCCGGCAACAACTGAATCGTATCGGGATTGATAACCCCATCATCCTCCAGCGTGTAAACCCCAGAGATCGCCATTTGGGCATTCTCCAAGATCAACTGCACAGTCAGATTACAGGTCTTTACCGCAGGCATGGCATTCATAAGAGGCCCACGCCCATACACCTCACCCGCAGCCTTGGCCCAACGAAACGCCACAAAAGGGCAAGAACCCACACCCTTATAGGTTTCACGGAAGAAGATATGCTTCTCCTTGGGATCAAACACCACACGGCGATGCTCCTCCTCAGGAGAACCATACACGCGATAAGTGCAATCCACGAGCTTTACATACTCGTCCTTCCCGTCAGCCAAAGCCTGCGCCATCGAGGCAGGCAATGCAGCCTTGGGATAAGCCACCTTGATATTGGAAATGCGAAGCTGACGCTCACGAAAGATATGATCAATCTTATCGTCCGGGCCAACATCGAGAGTTAGCTGCGTCAAAGGAACCGCCGTGAACATCACAGGGTTCAGCGCATCACCCTCACTAATCTGCAAGCACCCAGTACCCACAGCTAAATCCAAGAAAGACTCATGGATTTCCTGGGAGAAGTTACTGTTCTGGAGAATCTCGAACACATAGTTCGTGACCTCCTCCAGCGCGCCATCCACATCCTGACGCTCGTCAGGAGGAACCTCAGAACCAGATACCAACTGAGCCCAACGCGCATAGTTAGGGACTAAGCCAGCCTGCAAACGAGAGGCAAACTCCTGAACCCCAACTACCGCAGTCTCATCGAATATCTTGTCAGTCCGACTCTGGCCCTGAGCCTGATCGTAGAAACTTTCCTTCTGAGGCATGGCATACTCGTAGCACTCCTCAAACTTGGAGAGCCAAGTATCCTTGATGCGCTTTGAACGCTCAAAACGAGCAGCTATCCTCGCTGCCTCATCACCCTGCAAAGAGGGTAGCGCATCCTGATAAATCATATCTTACCCCAAAAGCCCACGGCCAAAACCAGCACCACCACGAGAGCCAGAAATCAGCGAGCGCATACCAACCACGCCAGCACTACGAGAAGCCATCTCCTGAGTGCGGCGCTTCTTGTCCTCCGCACGCTCGGCAGATTGGCTTTCCTTCTGCTCCTCAATCTGCTCCAACCGAGCCTTGCGCTCCGCCTCAACAGCAGGATCGGGCGGCGGGGGCTTCGGGGAGCTAAAAATACCACCCATAACTTACCTCCATAACTCCCCACATATAGGGAAATGAATCAATGCTGTGGGTTTGCAGTAATGCAATACCTACTCACAATGGACCGAAGCGAACCCTCGTCTGGCGATTAGACAGAGGCTTCCTCGTGAACACATCAAAGTCACGCTTTGCCTGCACCGTCTTACCGCCCTGGGTCTGCCCCATGATACTCCGGCCCTCGCCACCACCAATCAACGCATACTGCAACGCATCATGAACGTGAGAGAACTTGTTCTTGTCAGGCCGATCCTCATAGCGATCAGCACCAGAAACCTGCATCCTCCGGTACTGATACCCACCACGGAAGCCCTTCAACAAATTCACACACCTCGGGTCAACCAAGAACCCCGGCTGACCATCCACCAGGCGATTCAAAGCCGTACTCACAGCCTCCAACCTCAAGGCAACATCATTGTTCCCAGCCGGATAAGCCTTGATCCCAGCAGACCTCAATATCTGGAAAGGCGTACGCTCGTCAGTCTGCGCGCGGTAATCCCCAGCCGGATCACCATAGACCTGTAAGCTCGCACCAGGGAAACGCTGCGCTGCCTCCATGCGAAACAACTCCGCAAAACGCACAATGCCCATGTCCTGCGCGACCAACTCATGCAAGATCACCCACTTCGCCCTAACATGCTGGCAAAATACCGCAGCAGGCGTCAACCCAAAGTCCATGCCCACCACAATAGGAACGCCAGGAACAGGCAAAATAGGTTCCTTGGCCAGATGCACCTCATCACTAAACATCGGATAAATCGGTTTCCCATCACTAAGACTGCCAAACTTATTCAAAACATACACATCAATCCAACTCTTGGCCTTACCCTTAATAATGTCCGGATAATAGTTTGGAGTAATGTTCTTCCGGTTCTCCGCCTTGGGATTCAACTTATACCCAGTCAGATTACCCTCACGATCCTTCTCCTCCAACATCCCTCCCGGCTGCGTGAAGAAGTTCCAAGTGTCTGGCTTCACCAGCATCAACGCCTCGTCGCGTGTGATGTGATCCGGCAGCGGAGCCTCCCCCGACATTATCGGCCACCAGTGATCCTCGTCCGGCGCATTGGTATCCGCTATTACGCCGTACCATGTAGGACCTCCGTCCTTCATAGAAGGGAAGCGACCCACGCGCATCGTACAAGCGTCCACGATTGCCTTGGGAACCTCGCGCGCCTCGTTTATCCATACGCCCGTCAACTCCAAAGACAACAACTTCTTCACATCCTCCGGCCTATCCAACGCCAGGAAGATCACCTCAATGTCCAATTTCCCACGCTGCAAACGATGCGTGTACGGAGGCGGATGCCACAACATCTTGCCCCACACATCCTCGGGAAACCAATCCAACCATGTCTTGATCGTCGTGGTTCGCAACTGAGGATACGAGTTTCGCACCACAGCCCAACGGGTTTTCCTCACCCCATTGGCATCAGGCTTCTGCTGCAAAGCGCGGCGAAATATCTCCACCGCACACCCCACAGATTTCCCAGAACCAACAGGCCCACGCAAACCACGAAAGAAGGAATTGTCCTTCATAAAGTCCTTCAAGGTTTCCCCATCAGGCTTGTAAGCAAACTCTACCACTACCCAGCCAAACCCGCGTCAACCGCACGTTTCACCATACTCCCAGCAACCTCAGGACCCCAAGCATCAATCAACTTATCCACCTCAATGTCCGTCAATTTGTCCGCTGGATAATGAGCAAGATGCACCTTCCTCACAACCTGACGCAATAATCTCCGGTCCCCCAAAGAAAGAACCGAAGAAAAACTCCCATCGCCAGACATCACTTCACCTTTCGATAAGGCGCAACCTTCTTTGCCACCGACTTTGGTTGCGGCACAAACTGCTTGCCCTTGGCCTTGCCCTCTCGCTTAGCCTGAGTCGTAGCCGCATACTCCTTAGACGATAAAGCCTTAATCGCCTTCTCCGGCAAGTAACGCTCACCCGTCTTAGAAGAAGGCTCACCAGATTTAGTGCGCCACTTCTGCTCACCCCAAGCCTTCAACGATTTCTGCGGAGCCTTCATTTATACCCACCACCCTTGGCCTTGTACTCCCTAGCAAGCAACTGCGCCTTACGCGCACTCCACTCGCCAGCCTTCGTACCCTGCACAGAAGAAGCCTTGATCTTGTCAAACAAGGCCTTCCTCATCATCGGCTTAGTGTAATTCCCAGCCGCATTAACCTTAGAAGGAGACTTACTCACTTCTTCTTCTGGCCCTTAACAGGCTTCGCCTTACCCGCCATAGGCTTCTTGCCCATCGCCTCACGAGCCTTCATCGCATCCTTCATACCCTTAGCAGTATAAGGAAACATCTTCCCATCAACCTTTGGCATCCATCTTTCCCTTCTTCGCTAAAGCAGCCATCTTGGCCGCACCATACTTCTTACGACCAATCGAAGCAGCCAAAGCCTTCGGATCATCCACATCCTGCTTCTTCAACTTCGAGACTAACGCCTTGAACCGAGCGCCACTCCCCAAAGGAGGTTGCTTCGCCATCACTTGCCACCCTTCTTCTTCAAAGCACGATACCGAGCCAACAACGCCCGACCCTTCGCCACCGCAGAAGCCTTGTCACCACCATGGCCCCAAGCCTCCAACGATAACTTCAACCTCGTGGGCCTACCCTTCTCATCCTTCAAAGGACCAGAAGCACTACCCATACGCACAAGGAAACTACCCTTGCGCCGCATATCCTCGGGACCAGCAGGCGACCCCTTCACTGGAGCCTTCAAATTACCACCAGTCTCCTTCTTGTAAGAAGCACGACCAGCAGCATTCAACCCACCCTGAGGGTCCTGACCCGCCTTCCTCTGCCACAATGGAGTAGCCAAGACACACCTCTCACCAAAGCACACACACTAAAGACATACACGAAACATAAGAGGAATGGACTGATCGAACTTTGAGGGGGAAAAATATTTAAGGGGGACCTCGCTACCCTGTATAGCTACTGTTTTTGACCCACCCCTACCCTCACACCACACTCAACCATCAAGCTTTACTCGATAGTTGATCTATACAACCTAGAGTAGCTACCCCAAGTCGATCTTCACAACTATATCGGTATCTACCTTGTGGTTCACTCGCTCAGGAGGACGCATACCAGACCGATCAAGGATGTCTTTAGCTGCTTCGAGCTTCACGTAATCGGACTTGGCTTTGTCTATGAGCCCAACAATCGTTCCCAGAGCCTTTGGAGCAGCCAACCCGATTTGTTCAACCGTGCGCCTGTATATCTCTTGGCTTATCTGTGACTTACGCAGTAGCACATACGCGCTTTCCGCAGCGGCTTTCTCACTGTAACCAGCATCTATCGCTGCCTGTTTACCGTTCCCTCCGTTTGCAATGTATTGATCCACGAACTTATCTTGTAGGGCGGTCAGCTTACCTTGAACTGAGGGTACATACTCGGTGTCTTTCACCGCTGGCTTCATAGGCATACGTCACTCCTTACCTGACTTTAGGAGGACTGAAGCTAAGGTTGTGCCTCCCCCCATGTCCCCCCTCCTACGACTCCCTCGAATACCCTGTCAATGTACCGATTGCTCTACTTACCCTGACTGATAGACTGAAGGGGCGGTGACTCGGGCTTCTTTCGGCGCGCCGGACTCGGCTCTGATGCCTTTGTGTGTTTGGCCCTTACCCATTCCGTTCCCCTAGGCGTCCGTGTGCTTCCCCGTACGCCTCTTTCCTTGCATCCACTCCCATCCTGTCAACCGACTTCCGTCCCGGCGTACTCGCCATGCTCGCTGCGCTGCGCGTGGCTCCGTGCGCTCGGGGCCCTCGAGAAGTCAGTTGCCTGGCTGTGAGCCTCGGCTGCTGCGGGAGGCTACCGGGAAATCCCCCGGCCACAAGGAGAACTTACATGAGCAAGAACCAACCTTCAAAGACCTCCACCGCCAAGGCCATCTCTCTGATCGAAGCCCTCCAGGTCATCGCTACTGAACTAACTGACAAGGTAGTTGTTGAGCGCGATGGAGTACCAACCGAGATTAATCGACTCGCCTACGCACAGAAGCGGGTACTGAACGGGATCGCGTACAGCACCGCGCTTACCTTGCAGCGCACCCAGCAAGACCTCGACGCAGCCAAGCAGAAGGTGGTGATCGCAGCCCGCAGCCATCGCGGTGACGAACTCTCCGAGCTTGCACTCAACCGCGCAGTTGATTGGGCCGAACGCCTCGAACTCCAAGAGGCTACGCTCTCCAATCTGATGACACTCGCTAGCGAGGTTTACACTCAACACACTGGCGAATCCTTCGAGCCTCCGGTGGCTCGCCCCACACAGCAACGCGAGTTCTCCACGCAAGCGATGGAACGCGCCAAGCGGTTCGCCATCGGCTCTCGCGAGGTTCCGCAGGGCGGTGGAGTGGAGGCCGCATAGGCCCCACTTCAATAGCCCCTGACTCACTCGGGTCAGGGGTTTACATTACTGCACTTATGCAGTAGTATCCCAACGCTAAAGGAGAACACCAATGATCAACAGTATCATTGACGCAATCGCTGTAATAGCGGGTGGCTTGGCCATCGCCGTGTTTGTTTGGTTTTTCTTCACCGCAGGAATCATCCTGCTCGGTTGAACATGAGGGAGAATAGTCACATGAAAGCAACTCGTAACTCGCACCAGATCGTCATCCGCCATGGGTGGGGGTCTGCCATCATGCTTCCGGCAACGCCGGAAAACATGCAAGCATTCAGCGCAATCTTCAAGCCAGAGCATACCTTCAAATCGCTCGGCTATAAGGAGTATGTCGCAGGGTCGGGCGATGATTTCGTCCAAGCAGAAATCGTGCCGACTGAAACCGTGGAGAAGTGGCTCGCTGCTGGCGAAGCTACCCGCGCAGCCGATGAGGCGAAGAAGAAGGCTACCGAGACAGCAAACTATCTCATCGAGAATGAGGAAGTTTGATGCTGCGAAACCAGATCGCAGCCAAGCCAAGGGATACACTGGCAGTACTCAGGGCGCGCATAGCTGTGCGCCTTGAACTCGCCCGCCAGGCACATCCCGAAAGCCAAGAGTATATGAGGCTGCAACAACAGATCGCGGAACTAGAACGCGAAGTGTACGAGCGAGAGAAGAACGCTTGACCAACTGCATAAGGGCAGTATCTTGAAGAAGGAGGCTACCCTTATGCTCACAAACTACCTCGAACAACTAACGAAACTCGCGGAGGCGAACAATGTCAACCTCAAGCAAGCCTTTGTTAGCGCCGGAGTCCCTGATAGTACCTACTACCGAGCCCTTAATGGGTGCGACCTACGATTCTGCACAGCCCAAAAGATCGCTGGCTATCTGGGTCAACAGAGTGGAGGTACCTCGGAAGGTACATTCCACAGCACTTAGCCAGACTGAACAAGTATTCTATAAAGAGATAATATCAAAGCTCGTCGCAAGACGAAAGTATCTCGGCATAAGCCAAGAAGAACTATGCTCTACCCTAGGTGTGTCTGAGGGTTTAGTAAATAAGTGGGAAGCAGGAGTTAAACTTCCAGGTTGCTTCTGGCTTATGTGTTGGTGCATTTCTCTCGGACTTAAACTAAACATCGAAGCCAAGGATTCAACAGAATGAGATTCAAAAAGCTCATCGTTAAAAAGCCAGGAGATGAGCCGCCCAAACCACAGCCCAAGTCCAGGCGTGGTAAGTACAATGCCAAGGGCGAACACATAGATGGGTTCTGGTTTGCATCAGCGGCAGAAGGTAAACGCTATCTGCAACTGAAAGCTATGCAAGAACAAGGCAAGATCGAGGGCCTTGAGTTACAGCCCAAATTCCCTATCACCATTAACAGTAAACCAATTACTACTTATCGTGGTGACTTTCGTTATGCTGTTCTAGACGAGCGGCATAGGATTGAGCGTGTCGTGGTTGAAGATGTGAAGGGCATGGTTACTGATGTGTATGCCCTTAAAAAGAAAATGGTCGAGGCATCCTACGCAATCTCGATCAATGAAATCCCAGCAAAGGAGATAGACAAATGGGAACAGAGAGTCGGATAAAACCATTCGACGATAGCAGACCAAGGAAGAAACACAGCCAAGCCCATCGGCTTCCCGATAACTGGGAGCCAAGACAAGAAGATATACTGTGGGCAAAGGAGCAACACCCCAATGTCAACACAGAGTTTGAAACCCATAAGTTCCGCGATTACTGGCGCGGTACAGGCGGCACGAAACTCGATTGGGACGCAACGTGGCGTAACTGGATACGCCGATCCTTCGCAATCCAGCGACCACACCAATCTGTTTTTGCCAACACCTCCACTGTGGCTGAAGCAAATCGTCAACGACTCAACCAATTATTTAGTGAGTTGGCTGAACCGACACCGCCGATTGCCGGAGAACTGGACCGCTGAACAAGCTCGATTGGAGCTTTCGCCCGCCCTCCTCGCAGTGAGGCGGGCTCAAGCTCCGGCCTCGCTTGAAGAAGTAGCCTCCGCATTAGAGGCAATAGCCCAAGTCTTTCGCGCATCATTGCCAGAAAAGACCGGGCTAAAAATATACATCTCAGTGCTTCAAGATATGCCATGCGCTGCATTCAAAGAAGCCTGTCGTGAAGTGGTAAAGACCCACAAATATCCCAACATGCCGCTGCCTGCTCAGTTCATAGAGGCAGGCAAACCAACGGAAGAAAAGATATTGTTCTGGTTGGAGCGGTTGGAAAATGCAGACAAGCTATTGACAAGAATGTAGCTTGCTGCAATAACGCAGTATCAACAACAAGGAGAACACAATGACACTAACCTTTGTCAATACCATGGCTACCCTCAATAGGTCCAAGGGTATCGGTGGCTCGGATGCCAGCCGCATCATGCGTGGCGAGTGGCGTGACTTGTACCTAGAGAAGATCGGAGAGAAGCAACCAGAAGATTTGTCTGGCGTGTTCCGTGTGCAGCTTGGCCTACGCACCGAGAACTTCCACGCCGAATGGTTCGCCCGCATGAGTGGGTTCGATGTGGTTGATCCCGAACCCTTCTTCGAGCATCCCACCCACAAGTTTATGTTCGGTCATGTGGATCGCTGGATCACCACGCATGACACCTTCTTAGAAATGAAGCACAGCAGCAATAGCGCAAACCTTTGGGATAAGGCTCGCTACTATGCGCCGCAGTTGCAGCACTACATGGCCGTAACCAATCGGTTGTTCTGCTACTTCTCTGTGATCCGTGGCAATGACGAGCCACAGTATTGCAAGGTGGATCGGGATGACGACTATATCGAGAAACTCATTGAGCTAGAGACATCCTTCTGGTGGCACGTTGAGAACCGTGTAGCTCCAGACATTATCCCCACCGCCAAGATCGCAGAAGGCAACAAGGCCAGCGAAGCAATCAAGGTAGATGGGATGCGGATTGCCGACATGACCAGCAGCAATGCGTGGGCAAGCGCAGCGAAAGACTATCTCGAACACGCCGAGGCCGCGAAGAAATATGACGCAGCCAAGGACGGGCTCAAGGAATTGGTGGGGGATGACGTAGGCGAAGCCTACGGTCATGGTGTTGTGATCAAGCGCGACAAGAGGGGGAGGCTGCTATTCAAGGCAGCAAAGGGGGAATGAGCTACATGACATACCAACAAGCTCTGCAATTCTATGGCGGCTACAATCGCCATAGGAAAGATGATCGGGATACCAGCAGGGAAGCAGCCCATGCCGTTACGCCAGACATAACAGAAATACAGCTAGAGGTGCTGGCCTACGCCAAGAAGGCAGGCAAGCATGGCTTTACAGACGTTGATCTGAACGAACACTTCCAAGCGAGGGGTTCGACATATCGCACAAGACGTAGTGAGCTTACCCAGATGGGGCTCATCGTGTCCTCGAATATCAAGAGGGCTTATCCGCCATCCAAAAGGTGGCACACAATCTGGTTGCACAAAGACCACATGGCAGGAGCATTAGATGTCTGACAAACCAAACCTCCACCAGCGCATGGCTAACGCTATGCGTAAGGTGACATACATCCAGAAGGAGAAGAAGCAGGGTATGCGTTACTCTATCGTGTCGCACGATAGCGTTACCGCAAAGGTACGCCCTGCCCTGCTCGAAGAAGGGGTGATCTACTATCCCATCTCCGTGGAATCTTCCCAGCATGGGAACCGCACGGAATGTAATATGATCGTGCGCTTTGTGAACATCGACGAGCCCGATGATTGTCTGCAAGTGGAGACATTCGGCTACGGCATCGACGATCAAGACAAGGGGCCAGGCAAGGCAATGTCCTATGCCGTGAAGTATGCTCTGCTCAAAGCGATGGGCCTGGAGACAGGTGACGATCCCGATGAGGAGCAGGAAGTAAAGTTCAATAACCCAGTGGTCGCCGCTCTCGAAGCTGCGATTGCTTTGGTCATTGATCAATCCGGCCTGACCGAGTGCGCCGCAGAAATCAAGAAGCACTCGGGTAGCTTGGCTCCCGCCGAGCTTGCACGCCTACGTCAACTCTATGCCGCTAAGGCAAAAGACATTCAGGAGAAATAAGATGCGCCCAGAAATCGAGAAGGGTATTCCAATGCCAGACCTTCCCCATAAGCGGATGGGTCGCCCGTTCAACAGCGGCAAGTATCGCTTTGCTGATCTGAACGTGGGGGATTCGTTCTTCATTGGTGATGCGAAGGTGATCAATGTCGCCGCCTCTATCTACCGCGCACAGCGCCGCTATCCAGAGCGCCGCTTTGTGATGGCAGAACTAGATGGCGGCATCCGTGTATGGAGGAAGCAATAATGCTCGCAAGCGTAACTGTTATCGGTAACATGGGCAAAGATGTGGAGGTGCGTAACACCTCTGCTGGTGCGCGCGTTGCCAGCTTCTCGCTTGCCGTATCTCGCTATGAGAAGGGCGGCAAGAAAACTATGTGGGTCAACGTGGTTTGCTGGGATGAGAAGAAGATTGATCTTCTCCAAAGCTACACCTCGAAGGGCAGCAAGCTCTACGTCCGTGGTGATCTAAGCATTCGTGAATACAATGCAAAGGATGGCTCGACCAAGACCGCAACCGAGGTTGTGATTGGTAAGTTTGGTGGAGAGCTTGGCCTTCTGGATCGCAAGCCTGAGCCAGATACAGGCCCCGCCAAGGTATCCCAAGACTCAGGGGATGACGACATTCCATTCTAACCGAGGGGGCGCAAGCCCCCTTTTTCGTCGCTAGGAGAACACAATGAACAAAGACATATACCAAGAAATCACGAACCGCATTATCAATAGCGTTGATAGTGCAGGCAAATGGTCGCCACCTTGGAAGATGGTGAAACCAAAGATGCCAGTGAATGCTATCTCCAACAAGAGATACAGTGGCACCAATGTTCTCATGTGTTGGCTGACTGCTATGGATAAGGGATACACTAGCCATAGGTGGGCTACCTTCAAGCAGTGGGCCGAGAAGAAAGTCTCGATCAACAAGGGCGAGAAGGGTACGCCCATCATCTTCTTCAAGGCATACGAGAAGATCAACGAGCAAGGGGAGCCAGACAAAATCCTCATGGCCCGTCAGTCGTATGTGTTCAACGCAGATCAGACCGATGAGAAGCGCGAAGAAGCGCCGGAAACCCCAGGTATTGGAGGCGCGGATTCGCGCAATCTGCCCATAGATGTATTCATCTACAAGACAGGCGCAGAGATAGAGGTGGCTGGACAGCGGGCGTATTACCAGCGCGCCCAGGATAAAATCTATATGCCACCCATGCCGCTATTCAATGGGCCAGAGTATTACTACGGCACCCTGCTTCATGAGCTAGTGCATTGGACCGGGGCAGAGAAGCGCCTTGATCGAGAGAAGGGCAAACGTTTTGGCGATGACGCCTACGCAATGGAGGAACTGGTTGCCGAGATTGGCGCGGCCTTCATGTGCGCTGAGTTTGGCATTGAGTCCACCACCCGGGACGACCACGCCAGCTACATCAAGCATTGGCTAGAGGTTCTTCAAAAGGACAAGAAGGCAATCGTATCCGCAGCCTCGATGGCAGAGAAGGCAGTGGCCTTTATGCAGGAGAAGGTAGGCGAGCAAGCCATGAAGGAGGCAGCATGATTACCGTGAGTGACATTGTACATACAACGTGTGATCTGCTGGGGGTCAATTACTCTGACTTTTATTCCAGCCGAAGGGGTAAGGATATATGCCTTGCCCGTTGGATCGTGTCGTTTCTGGCCAAGGAATACACGATGAATACATCCACCAGGATTGGCTACCTCATCAACAGAGATCATACCACTGTGCTTTACGGAGTTGCAAAAGTGCAGGGCTATGTTAATGTTGGGGACCGTCGAGTAACCAAGTTGCTTTCAAGTATCGCAACCATGCTCATGCCAGATGGGAAAGATCATCTGCAAGAGATCATCAACAAGATTCAGGAGAGAGAACAGTGAACAAGAGAGAGATGCTTCAAAAGGCTATCGCCATTGTGAATGATCGAGGCGAGCAATATGGCAGCGCCAAGACCAACATGGATCGGGTAGCAGGTATGTGGTCAACATGGCTGCACTTACCGATTACCGCGACGGATGTAGCGATCATGCACATCCTTGCGAAGATGGCTCGCATTGAATCCAATGGCGGGGACCACGATGATTCGTGGGTTGATATTGCTGGGTATGCAGCGGTGGGCTGCGAGGTCGCAAGCGAGGGAGAAAACCAATGAGCGACAAAATGGAAATACTTCGTATGGCTTTCACTCATGCCGCTAATGGGCAAGAGGCATTGAGCCTAGCTGAACGCATGGTTGCTTTTGTGAATGGAGAGAGCAAACCATTATCCGCAAAGGCGGTTCTTGTTCCCATTAACAATGGGTCTATTCCCAACCTGGGAATAACTGAACGGAATAATCTAAGTCGAGAACGCTGCCATTACACCAGCAAAGAGCTAGAAGAATTGGGTAGTCTTTCAATGGCTGGATATAGTGTTGCCTCTATTGCTCGCACAATGAAGCGCAGCAAGGGAGCAATCAAGAAAGCTATTGATCGTCAAATCTGGCTTCGCGTCAACAAAGGAGAATAACCATGAGCATTAGTGTGTTTGCTGATCAAGCAAAGTTTATGGCTGCGTGCGGCCAGACAATCGACCAGCGCAATGAAGAACAATTCCAGTTGTATCTTCGCCTTATTCGTGAAGAAGCGGGCGAGCTTATGGATGCGGTGGCTACAAACAATCGCCCCGAAATCTTTGACGCCCTCCTCGATCTGATTGTTGTGACTATTGGGGCTGGCCTATCTTCTGGCTTTCCTATGGCTGCTGGTTGGGAGGAAGTCATTCGCTCCAACATGGCAAAGATTGATCCCGAGACAGGCATGGTTCGCAAGCGTAGTGATGGGAAGATTCTAAAGCCTGCTGGCTGGAAACCACCCAAGCTCGATGAGGTTCTTAAAGATTGGGATAGGATTATGCGACCATGAGCGACATTGTGAAAGTGCTGCGCGGTAAACACGCGCTTGATTACGACGAAAAGACGCTGGATCAATTCTGCAACGAAGCCGCCGACGAAATCGAAAAGCTGCGAACGGCGCTGCGCGGAGTGCTGGCATATTACAACGCGCCAACACCAGCCGAAGCAAAACTCAAAAAGGCGGTATTAGCCACACCAATCGAACAAGCCCGCGCGGCGCTGGGAGAAAAGGAATGATTAAAGATATTTTCGCCAAGATTAAAAATCTGGTGTTGCCAAACAAAAAGAACGCGGCGAAGGTGCATCTGACAAACGGCACAATTATTGAGGGAACGGCTGTCAAAATTGTCATTTATGGTGGAGGTGGAGGTGGAGGTGGAGGTGGAGGCGGTTGGTCTAAACACCAAAACCTAGGCGGCGGCGCGGAGCCAAAATGGATGGCACACCAATCAAATGCTACCGCCATCCGCGCGCTGGGAGAAAAACAATGAGCGACATCGTAGAGCGGCTGCGCCGGGTAGCTAAAGAACTACCACAGACCAGCGGTAATCAAGCTTGGTTAAAGCCGGAAGATACAACTGCATGGGAAGCCGCCGACGAAATCGAAAAGTTGCGGGTGGCGCTGATTGAGATAAACGAATTAAACTCAAAACGGCTCGGATACAGCAAGAAAATAGAAAGAGTAATCTGGAAAGCGCTGGGAGAAAAGGAATGAGCAACGCTTGGAAGGTTGTTCAAATGCTGGATGCTTGGTCTTTTGATTCGCGCATTCAAGAGATTGGCGCTGATAAAGTTATCAAAGAAGCTGCCACCGAAATCGAAAGGCTGCGGGCGGCGCTGCTTTTAGCGCGTGTCGCTGTATCCCATGCGTGTGAGTTAAGCGACCGCATTCTTTACACACAAGATTTAGTTAGGATTGACGCGGCGCTGGGAGAAAAGGAATGAGCGATCTTCATGTCATTGTTAGTTTCTATGACCGGAAGAATATTTGGTTGGCAGCAGTCATGCGGGGAAATGAAGTAATGACCATTGGCTTCGAAGAAACAGAAGCCAAAGCTGCTGAATGGGGAGCAAAGGCCATGCGAGCTAGAGCGTGGGAAAAGGGAGATGATGACCCGCCCGATATGTACGGCCGCGCAAATTAAGGAGAAAAGGAATGAACACACCACCTTTAAGGTATGGCCCAGGCAGAGCAACGCCAGCCCATATTGTAGAGGCTAGAGAGAAGTACATAGGCGAGGCTCTCAAACGCTACGAGACTTGGCAGCAAATAGCCGATCACTTCCAGGTAGATGCAGAAACAATAAAGCGATGGTGGAATAAAACCCATGTATCCACCAAGTACATGAGGCGCTTTGACAAAGAACGGAAATGCCTACTGTGCATGAAGATGTTCTGGTCAGAGGGGCCACACAACCGTAGGTGCGGCGACTGCAATAGCCACCCACCACAAGACAATCCCTACGCCATATAAAAAAACCCCACCCGAAAACCGGATGGGGTAAAGTTTGGGAGGAAGAAACCACACGAAAGGAGAACACCTCCTATATAGTGGGATCACTCCTCCGCTTCAAGCTTTAATGCTTCCTGCTCCACACTATACAGCCTCTTAGCAAAGCCACGGCCATACTCTTTCCAAAGGTTCGTGCCTCTCAGGAACTTGGAGCGGGAAGCCATGAGGCGAATGATCAACTCCTTGGTTCCCCACTTACTCTCGAAGGCACCAACGCCAGCCAGGGTAATAGGCCCCATCTTCCCATCCATGCGAGTACCCGCAATGGATTGTAAATGAGAGATTGCACGCCCAGGGCCAGAGTGAACGGCGAAATCAAACATCACCAGATCAAGGCCAGGAGATAGAACATTACCACCAACAGGCATCCAATACCCATTGTAGTAAATGTCTTTGATTTCATCATCGCTAATATTCATAAGCTCCTGCTTGGTGGCAGCACGCTTGAGGTAGTCGGAGTAGGTGCGGAGCGTAACGCCCTTCATAGTAGCGCCACCTGGGTCAGTAATCCGGTCAGACCAACCCCCCTCGTGAGACAAGGTAATATTCAGGCAGCGGCTA